TTACGCCACAAGCGTAGGGGCTTTTTTCTTGTCGTCGGGGGTCTGCTCTGACCAAAACATGACCGCGTTTGCGTACTGGGCCAGATGCTCCGGCGCCAAGTGGGCATATTTCTTCACCATCTCCAGCGTCTTCCAGCCTCCCAGCTCCTTCAGCACGAACAGCGGTGTGCCGGATTGGACATGCCAGCTCGCCCAGGTGTGCCGCAGGTCATGGAAGCGGAAATTTTCGACGCCGGCAGCGGCGAAGGCCCGGGCAAGAATTCGCGCATCGACCTGCTTCACAGGTGCCCCGGTAGGCCGCGTGAAGACGTTGACGCCTGTGGGGCGCGCGTTCAGCACGTCGAGCGCTTCGCTGTTGAGTGGGACCACTCGCGCGGAACCCGATTTGGAGGCGTCGGCGCTGACCCAGGCCGTGGAGCGCTTGAGGTCTACCTTGTCCCAGGTCAGCGTGAGGATCTCTGCGCTTCGCATGCCCGTGGCAAGGGCGAAGCGGCAGATGTCCCGCATCCAGTCCTGGGACAAGGCCATGATGAAGGTGCGGGCCTGCTGGCGGGTCAGGAACCGAATGCGAACCGCCGGCTCCCGGTAGTTGCTGAGAATGGGCGCGCGGCCAAGCCACTGCATCTTCTCGCACATGTTGAGCAGCGTCCGCAGTGTGGCGATGTACCGATTCTTTGTGCTCTGCGATGTGGGCCGCTGCATCGTGGAGCCGTGGCGCACGAAGTGCGTGGGCAGGTTGTCAAGGATCACGTCGCTTGTTAAAGAGCTGATGGGCTTGCCGCCGAAGACGGTGCGCCAATATGCGACGTGCCGAACCTTGGTGTCGTAGTCGCTCTGTCCAGCAGAGGCGCGAAGGAATTGAACGGCAGCTTCCTCGAAAAGCCGCTGCGGCTGCTCTCCCAGCTTGTCCTGCCGCCACATCTCCGCCTTCAGGCGGTCGTGGTATTCCTGAGCTGCCTTGCGCTCGGTCGTTTTAGAAGATCGTCTAACTCTTTCGCCGCTTGGCGTGCGTAGATCGATCCACCAGATTCCGGAAGTTTGATCTTTGCGGATGGGCATTCACTATCCTGGTTCCGCAACGATAGCCGGGTGACATTGTTGCGAGGTTTGTTGAGAGCAGCAAGGGCGGATGGCCAGATGCGCCATATGCGCGATCCGGGTAGGCGAAAGGCGATCTCATGCCGCCTTTCGAAAACGGTTCCGTATGAAACCTGCAGCCGCTCGGCGGCTTGCTTAAGGGTGAGCGCGGTTTCACTCATTCGGCATCGCGGCCAGTTCCGGTGCCTGGGCCTGGTGGGTATTGGGCGACGCAGCTGCTTTCGGGCGCAGCTGCTCCGCCAGTGTTTCCAACTGCTCGAAGGTGAAGCACATGCCGCGAATGGCGCGCGTCGGCCCGGGCGTGTGAAAGGTGCCGCCGCACTGCTGTGCCAGCAGTACGAGAGGGGTGTTGATCATCGTCATGGTGTGGCTCCTGGTCAGGCTGGGAAAGGCTCGATGCGGCGCGCGGGCGCGGGGTAGTACAGATGCCCGCCCACGCGGCTGGGCAGCGTGAAGGCATATAAGCGCGAGGCCGGCAGGCCTGGATGCGGTTTCAGCTCCGTGCCCTGGTAGCAGTTGCTGGGAGGGGTGTAGGGCTTCTGGGGTGTGGTCTTGGACATGTCGATGCCGAAATGAAGCGGCCCGCACTGAGCGGGCCATGGAGCAGAGATGGGGGAGGCCGCCTGGGCAGCCGGATGTATTCAGTCGAAAAGGTCGCCTGGCGCGCGCAGCAACGCAGTGGTGCATGCGTGGTTGAGCCAAAGCACTTCTACGCGCTCGCGTCCGCCGTCGGCCAGGGCCGCCCGCTCGCGCACTTCCCACCCGTCATACAGCTCGGTGTACAGGTCGCAGTGGTATCCAGAAACGATCACCATGCCCTGCAGCTCGTTGAGGGTGCCCGCGAGCCGGCGGTGGTCCTCGTCGGTCATCTCGTGGCGGTAGCCTTTTCCTGGGCGCACCACATGCGCCGAGCGCGTTTCGTGGACATAGGGCGGGTCGCAGTAGTGCAAAGTCTGCGGGCTGTCGTGCTGCAGCATCAAGTCGATAGCGTCGCGGTTCTCGATCACGACGCCCTGCAGCCGTTCGCAGAAGGTGGCCACTGCCGCCGGGTAGTTTGTCCAGTCGCGTGCCGGATGGCCTGATTGCCTATTTCCGTTCGCTCGGAATCCGCTCTTTGTGCCGCTGGCAGAGCAACTGCCGAAGCCCATGAACGAACGGGACACGGTGCGCCGCGCCTGTTCGATCACGTCTTCGGTGGGCTCGTAGGCCAGGGCGAATTCCTCGCGCGCGAACGGTGTGAACTGCAGGGCCACCGCGAGCTGCTGGGACAGATCGGTATCGCGCAACACCTCGAAAAGGCTGACGATTTCCCGGTCCAGGTCGTTGTAGACCTCGACCAGCGCGGCGCGTGGTTTGCGCAGCAGCACGCTCGCCGCGCCGCCGAACGGCTCCGTGTAGATGCGGTGTTTGGGAAAGTGCTCAATGATCCACGGGGCGAGTCGGTATTTGCCGCCGTGGTAGCGAAGAGCGGGGCGTTTGATTTGGTTCATATTGAGACTGGCAGGTCACTCGCACAGGCCGTAGGCCGATGCGCATGCGGTTGGTTCGTCCAGGCCGGCCAGCAGGTCGTACTGCCGGCCGCCGCGCGTGGTCTTGGCCCACTCGATGCGGGACCAGACATTGAGGTCTGCGAAGACCTGGCGCCGGTCGGGATCCTTGTGGCTGTCTGCGAAAAAGGTGGAGAAGCCGCGCTTGCTGCACTGGCTCACCAGGTGCTCCCAGTCGCTTATGCGCTGGGGGTGCTCTGGCCAGCGCCTGGCGATCTGCTGCAGTTCGTCCTTACGGCAGTTGATGCAGGGCATGCAGCCCACGCGGCTGGCGCCCTGTAGGTAGAGCGGGTTCGGCTGGATGCTGCGAGCAGCGCAGAAGGCGAAGACATCAGCAGCAGTCCAGGCCACAAGCGGCCGGAAGGCCCACAGGCCGGGCCCGATGCGCTCGGCCAGCTTGGCATCGCTTCGAGCCTCGGACTCGTCGCGCCGCACGCCCTGCCAGCTGATGACCTGGTGCCCCTGCTCCTGCAAACCCAGCTGGAACTCGACCGCTACATCCCGCTTGAGGGCTTCCGTGCAGAACTGGGCTTTGCGGCTTGGAAAGCGGCCCTTGAGCATGCACAGGTCCAGGAATGGATTGCCGGACGGGTGCAGGGCCGCCAGGGCGCGGCGCTTCGCCTTGTTGGTCCAGCGCACCTTGCGCCCGCGCTTGTCGCGCCGCGAGCGGCAGTCTCGGGCGATGAACATGCGTCGCACGGCAAAGCGCTCAGTGAAGTTCGCGCGCAGCCGGTTGATGCTCACGCCCAGGGCCTGCTCCAAATAGTCCAGGTAGTCATAGACGGCCTGGTGCTCGTTGCCCGTGTCGCAGAAGATGGGGACCACGCTGTCAGGAGGGCAGCGCTCCAGGGCGAGCAGCAGCACGGCTGTGCTGTCCTTGCCGCCAGATACGGAAATGACGTGCTTTGTCGCCATGAGGGGTCCTTTGGTCCAAAAAAAAGCCCTCACGGCGTGTCACCGGGAGGGCTTCGGAATTGCTTGGATGGTTTGAGGCTTATGGTGAAATTAGGGCTCTACAAAAAAGGAGCAGAGATGGACCGGTGCGACCCTGATGCCGAATACAAAATGGATCTCCGGCAGGTATCGTTTAACTTCTGGGTAGAAGATGGGCGTTACAGCGGAACCATCTCTGGGGATGCGCTCGACAAGCTGGCAGGCGGGGATGCTGGCTCTCGTGCCGGCTGCCTTGCTTCATATAAAAAGAATTGGGAGCAGATCCACGCTATCGCTTCGTTGAAGCTAGCAGCGGGACTGCCTCCCCAGATTTCGTTGCGTGACGTGTAAGGTCAGCGTCAAAGGCGCGCTGTGTGTTCCTGAGGTCAGAGCGCGAATGGTAAATGGGTGTAGGCCTAAATGTTTCATGGTTAAAGAAATGTGAGGTTGTGTTTCTTAAATGCCCGCCAGGAATGCTGGTTGCTCAGAGAGTTGGCAGGCTTGAATTTCCAAGCCTGAAGTCAAAGCTCATGAAAGGAACCAGCAATGGCACAGCATGAAGACCACGGCCGCCAAGGTCAGAACCGTCAACAGCAGCAAGATTCTGGCGACGGATACAGCCGTCGCGACCAGTTTGACGAAAGCCGTCGCTCCTACGCAGGGGGCGGGCAGGGCCAAGCCCGTGATGAGGGCCAGTGGGAACGAAATCGTGGCGACTACTCAGGGAGCCAGCAGGGTGGTGGGTATCCAGAAAGAGGCTACCAAGGTGGGCAGCAGTCTGCCTACCAGGGCTACCAAGGCGAGCAGCAAGGCGGCTACGGCGGCGGATACGGGCCAGCGCCTGGTCGTCGGGAGTTCGGATACGGCGGCGGCAGCGGATACAGCGACCAAGGTTACGGTCGTTCTCGACAAGATCAAAGCTACTCACGCCATTCGCAGCAAGGCGGATGGGGCGGCCATGAACGCGGTGATTTTGGCCGAGATACTCAAGGCTGGGATCGTGGAGCGGGCGGAAGCAATTACGGCAATTCTGACCAGCAATATGTACGTCAGGGCCGGACAAGTGAACCGTTCGACCCTGACTATCATCAGTGGCGTCAGGAACAAGTTGACGCCTTGGATGAGGATTACCGCAACTGGCGAAATGATCGCTACAAAAAGTTCTCTGACGAGTTCAGCAAGTGGCGCACAGAGCGCGACGCTCAACGCGGCAGCGACAAGAGCGGTGGTTCCGGTTCGGCCTCTGGTCAACAAGGAACAGCTGGCAAGGAACATAAGTAATCCTTCGCTTGATGTACTGATTCCGTAGTTCGCCGGCCCCCAGGATTAAATGCTTGGGGGCCGGTGGTGATTCAGCCAAGCTTTTTGGAGATCTAATCATGGACCTTCGGATACGCGAACCTGATCTGCAGGCTATGCATGTCTGGCACGCGAGCATGGTGGTGCTTGCAAAACCTGGAGAAGTAATTGGAGTGCCCATATTTGAGGCACCAGCGATTGCTCCCCCAGTTTCATCACTCGTCGGAATCGAATTTCCCTATCACCTGTTGGTTATCGAAGTCGATAATCCTGAGGACAGCGTTACTCAAGATCGCATTCGCTGTAGGTTGAGCGAGTTTGACCTTTAGGCGCCTGCTTTTTCCGGGATAAGAAAATCCGCGCGATCTTTGTCCTTGATCCAGTTCGGCGGCTTGCCCCGGCCGGTCCAGCTCGCGCCGGTCTCAGGGTCCCGGAACTTGGGCTCGCCAACCGAGCCCTTCGCCTTGGAGCGGTTGGCAGGAAACACGTCCTGCTCAGTCAACTGGTATTGCTGAATCAGGGCGCGTACCTCTGCCACCGCCCCTGCCTTCTCCGTCTTCATCACTTCAGCGATGCGAGCATCCAGCTCGGCCTTTTGCTGCAGCAGGGTTTTGTAGTCGTTCATCTTGTTTTCTCCGGTTGGTTAGGAAAGTTGAAGCCCACCAGGGTGAGCATTGTTGAGAAATATTTATCAATTAGCAAACACGGCTGCCATGGAAATGGTTCTGGCAAAGGGCGTGCCGCTGGCAAGTAGGCTCATGCCTGGGCTTGGAAGCTGTCACGCACGACGGTGATGTGCGCGATGAGGCCGTTGCAGAAGTCCGCGAAACTGCTGGCCGGAATGTGGACAGCCGCACGTTCTTTCACCGTGGGAATGCCCAGGGCCGCGGCCGTGGTGGCCTTCACGTCGAAGATGCCCAGGCGCTTGTTTATCTGCCCGATGTTCAGCGTGGGCACCATCTCCGGCGGCGCTGGCTCCTCGGTCAGCATCAGGGCGCGGCCATCCTCCTGCACGTGGCCCAGCACGCGCGGCGGCTGCTGGGTATCGATCAGCTCCAGCGGCGGCAGCCAGGGCGCAGCTAGCGAAGCGGCGGGCAGGCCAGGGACGGGATGCGTGGCCGCGAATTCCGCAATGCACTGCGTGTAGTAGGCTCTGGCCAGCTCCAGCTTCACGTCCATCTGAGCCTCCAGGGCGCGGTCGCGCTCGATGGCCCATGTGGTCAGCCGCATGTGCTCGGGGATGTGCTCGACCAGGTGGAGGTGTTGCGGTTCATGCTGGCCCAGCAGATCCTCGGGCGTGTTGACCATGACGTAGTTCACCTCCCAGCGCTCCAGGTCCCACAGCCGCATGTAGCCTCGCATCTGCCAGGCATACAGGGCGTCTTCGCAGTCACGCACAAAGGCCGGGAAGGTCTGCAGGCTCCAGGAGCATTTCAGGTCGTGGCCGCAGCGGCGCGGCCCCAAGTCCACGGTGTCGGCTTCTCCCGTGATCTGGCCGTCGCTGCGCCGTTCGGTGTTCTTGACCAGGGCCAGTCCGCGCACACGGTTCAGCAGTGCCAGGCCTTCCGCTTCCACAGCCTTGCCCTTCTCGGTGTACTTGCTCGAAAAGTTGAAGTCCACGCCCCATATGTCCTGCCGCACCAGCTCGCGGATATAGGTCTTGGCGCCTTCGCTGAGCGTGCGCAGCTTGAGGTCTTCGAGCAGGGCCTTTTCCTGGTCTGTGCGCTCTTTCTTGGCTTGGATGGCCTCGACCTCGGGCGTGATCAGCGCGGGGTCGATGCTCGCGGGCGCGGTCATCAATCTGCCGATGCTCGAGCAGCGGAACAGGATTTCCCTCATGGGGCACCTCTGGAGGCGGCGGCAGCATTGAAAGCAATGAGACCTGGACGGTCATCGGTGAGGGCGTTGCGCCCCTCCACGCAGGCCTCGGCGAACTTGTCGGTACCGCGCACGCTGATGATGTAGTCCACCCAGCCCTGAGCCAGTGTGGTGAGTGGTGCGGTCGCGCCGCCCTGGCCGTCGTCGTCCTCGCCGGCTTCGGCCACGCCCGTGATCTGCTTGAGCGTGTGGCGCTGCAGGTAGGTCGTGGTGGAAGTGATGGCCTGGATGGCGTTCTTGCCGCCTGTCTCGTCGGGTTGGGCCGTGATCGAGATCTTCTCGCTGTGGCCCAGGCGATGCCGCAGCCAGCAGGTCACGGTGATGTCGCGGCCCGCCTGGCTGGTCTCCCAGGATCGCGAGAAGCCATGGGCGGACAGCTCCGGGCCCACGGCTTGCACCACGTCGTCCAGTTCGGCGTGCATGTAGCTGGTCCTGCCCTTGGCTGTGGGGAAGTCCACGACCTTGCGCTTAACGATGCGGATGTTCTTGGCCTGGAATGCCGCCAAGGCTTCGTTGTAGGCCTTCTCGGCCTCTCGGCGCTCGCCACGCTCCCACAGATCCATCAGCTTTTCGATCTGCTCGGGCGGCACGCCGCGCTCTTGGAGCGTCAGCAGGAAGTGCGCAGCAGGGGACATGACCAGGGCAGCAGGCGCGGCGTTTGTCGTGGGCATCAGGTCAATGGCTGCCGCTTCGGTTTTGGAAACAGCGTTCATAGGGTCCTCGCGGGTTGGGTAAAAAGAAACGCCCGCAGCAGCGGACGATGGTCGGCGCCGGCGCGGCGCTTGGTGAATGGGACGGTCATTCCGGGTCTTCCGGATCGCCGCGCATTTCCCTGAGGAATGCCAGGTAGCGGGCGCCGCCAGCGGGCCAGACCCTGTCCAACTTCTGTGCGGTTTCCTCAAGCCACTCCATCAGCAGCGGCACCTTCTCGGCGTCGGTGAGTTCGGAGAGCTTCATGGCTTTTCGCGGTGGCATTCCACCTGCCTCTCGTCCAGCCATTCCGCATGCATGCCGGGGCACGCCAGCGCGCTGACGGTGGCGGGTGGCGCCTTGCCGGGCTCATCGTCCAGCGTTGCCTGCAGGCACAGCAGGCTGATGCCCAGCAGCATGGCAATCAGCCATGCCAGCGGCGGCGGGTCCGGGATTTCGTCACGTTGGTGCATGGTGGCTCCTTGATCAGTGGCGGTTTCGTTGAAGGTCCGCGATGTCTTCGCGTGCACGTTGGCGGGCGTAGGCCCGCAGCCACTCGTCCATGGAGTTGCCCATGACGGCCAGCTGCGGGTGTTCGGGATTCAGGCTCTGGCCCATGCGCTCGCTCGCGGCGGCGATCTGCTGGGCCAACTCGTACTGCGCGGCCTGCAGGGCCTCCTGCACAAACTCGGCCACGAATGGCGGGCCGTAGTAGTCACGGACATATGCATCCAGCTCGGCGTCTTCTGCCTCGGCGCTGTCTTCCTGGGCCGCGCGCTCGGCATCGGCCACTGAGGCCCAACAGATAGAGGGGAGGCGTGCATTCATAAGATTTCCCAGACCAGAAAAAAGAAAGGCCCGCAAGCAGTAGCTGCGGGCCTTAATGGAAGAGAGCCGGTGCCCCGGGGCAGGGCATGTCTGAAACCGAGGATTGAAGTGGTGAAAAACTCAGACCCGGCTTGAAAAAGCGGTCAGAAAAGGGTCATCGCCTTAGGGAGGCGTTGTAATTAAAACTGCAGAAGTTGCAGGTAACAGTAAAAACGCGCAGCAGCTGGGTACATAGACCTGCTTCAGGTTAGAAGGACCCAGCACAGGAGCAGGAGAAGCGCCGAGCAAGCGAAAAGAGGGGCGACGCGCCTCTCCGGCGCGAATAGGGAGACTGCTTCCTCAGGACCGCAGGGAAAGGCTTCGGCCACGCTGCGGTAATAGCGCGCCTCAGGCTCAGGGTTGTAGCTTTCTGTCGGGGTCACACGCTGCATCGCACACCTCCGTGAGTTTTCAGTTTTGCGTCTCATTGCTTGCAGGAACAGTCCACCAGCACGCATAAAAAGCCGGGCCTGTTGGGCATCAGAGAGTTGAAAAGACCTCGAAAAAACTCCTGAACCGGCTGAAATCGCGCGGGGCTTACACCCGCTCCGGCTTCCCCAGCCTTGGGCGCCCGCTGCTGGGCCGCAATCTCTGTTGGCAATTCCTGTGCCTGAACCAGTGCTTGCCATTGCTGCGGCTTCCTAGGGCAGTGCACATGACCGACGGGCTTGGTTCTAGGACTGGCCGAATGTGCCCAAGTAGCACCGAGAGGAAACAGAAACGGCCTCTCTTTTAAAGCCGCTTTTGTTTCGCCCGTCCTTTCCGAGCTGTCAGCGCTTGCGCGCAGGGCGTTTCTGTTCTTGGCCTACCTGTTTGCCTCACCTCATTGCCCGTCTACGGCGCTTGGCCGACTGGGCCTGGCAGGACTGCCAGAGCAGAGCAGTGGCCCATGCCCACTGGTGCGTGTGCCGGGATGCCTCGCAGGTGAGGCAAACATCGGCTGCAATTTTTGAAAGACCGGGGCAAGCCCGGCCAATGCCGTGGAGCCCGCCGGCAGCAAGATTGCTGCTGACAAACAAATAATAGCAGTGCTTTTTTCTCGTCGCAATAGCAGTGCTTGTATTTTTTCTCATCTCAGAGCAAAAAATGACGTGTTGCAAGCTAGGCTTGCGCCTGCTGCAAGCCACGGTTGCGCAAGCATGGCTTGCATTTGCAAAAGTGCGACTATTAGTGAATACTGTATGTGTGTACAGTTTTTCGCGAGAACGCGATGACGCCAATACGAAAAAAAGCACTGGGCGATCGGTTGCGTGCCGCCCGTCGCCGCTGCGCGCTCTCGCAAGATGAGGTGGCAGAACTGTTGGGCGTGAAGAGGCAGACAGTTTCCGCTTGGGAGACAGGGGTGACCGTGCCTACGGCATTCCAAGTAGCGGACTTGGCTTCAGCGTACTGCGCCTCCGCTCACCATTTGCTATTCGGGGCGCACTACGAGCGTGTGGATGTGAAGGCGCTTTTGCCGAGTGCTGGGAGTCCGGGCGAGCTGGCTATTCCGAGTGTGCCGCTACGCGTCGATGAGCAGTCCGCCCTGCGACCGGGAGTTGTCGCTCCCCCTCTCCCTGGTGTTGGCGGAGTTGCGCCTCAGCGTCAGCCAGTAACTTGGCTTGGGTCGATTTGGGGACGTTCCGGTACACCATGACTAGTTGCATTTCGTCTTTGGACAGTTGGGTGAAGTTCAGCGGTTGACTACCGCCACCAGCAACCTCACCCAGCGCAGCCGCTTCCGCAGCTAGCCTAGGGCTGAAGTCTGCAATCTCGCACCCTAATCCTTTTGCGAATCCTCGCGCGGCCTTCAAGCTGATCGCGGCCTTGCCATTGAGGAAGTGCCCCACGGCCGCTTGGCTGCCTATGTCATAGGTCTGCCCGAATTCTGCCTGGGACACGCGCTCCTTGCGCTCTACCCACAGGCTCTTGAGCTTGCGCGACTCCTCACGGTGCTCATCGGTCAGGGTTCTGCGGATCTCTTCACTCATAACTAGCGAGGCTAGTAAAACTGCTGCCAAACGGCAAAAAGCACTGCTGTTGACAAAATTAAAAGCACTGCTAGTATTTGAGGATGCACAACCTCAGACGCATCCGAAAACACCTCGGAATCACCCAGAAGGCCTTGGGTGACGGCATCGGCTGTACTCAAGGCAACGTTTACCACTATGAACGAGGCCAGACCTTGTTGCCTGAGATGGCGGGGCGGCTCATCGCCTACGCCGCACGCGATTTCGGATTGGCCCTTACCTATGACCACATCTACGGCAACGCCCAACTGCCGCCGGTCTCGGCTGTAGAGGGCATGGCATGAGCGAACGTATCGATGGCAACGTCTCATCTTTAGGCCGCGAGATGAGTCAGTTGGAGCAGCAGGCTTGCCAATGCGATGCCTGCCGTGCTGGCGTGCAGCACACCAGCGACTGCGCTGTGCATTTGGCACCGGCTGAATCTGTGCAGCCGTGCAACTGTGGAGCTCTTGTTAAAGCTGAGCGTAGATACGTGGCATGGCTGAGTCGCCTCGCTTGTAGCTTGGCCGAGCGCTGGAAAAACTCTGTTCGCTCATGGTGGTGGCGCGGATTTCGTTGACGTTCAGCAGCTTCCAGCCCTGACGCTCGCCCGACACGCTGCCGCCGCTGGTCTGCCAACACCGCAGCTTTTCTGTGCCGTCGCTGCCGAGGCCATATGCATGCGGCTCCACAAGACGGGTGAATCCGTCGTACCTCAACTCTATCAATCGCCACTTTGCGATGGCATCTGCCAGCAGTGGGTTTCTCATGTCTGCCCCTCCCGGAAATGGTTGTGTGGAAGCTTCCATTTTGCCCCGGGAGAGGGTGGGCACCTTTACTTTTCAAGAGGCCTTTTATGGCTGACAAGTTCATCTCAACTGGCAATGGTTTGCGCCGCGCCGTTCGTGGTTTGGTCGCGTTCGCCCGCGGCACTGGTCGCACCAGCTGCTCCGACACCATGGAGTTGCGGCAGCAGTGTGACGCCAACACCCTGCGTGTGCTTGACGCGCTGGCTCGGGCCAAGGGCATGGAGCGCCCGGTCTACATCGAGGCGCTGCTGGAAGAGCATGCGAAAGAAGCGTTGCATGAGGCCAGTCTGATCCTGCGTCAGCTGCGGGGCAATCCACTGCTGGTGGAAGCGCTTGGAGCCCCGCCGGAGACCTTTGGTTTGACTGCGGCCGAGGAAGAGGTGGGGAATGCCCGAGCAACAGCTTCCTGAACCCCTCGTACCCGCTGACTGCGACTTGAGCGACTTCCCGTACATGGAGCTGGATGTTCGGCGCCTGCGCGACTCGCGTTTTGCATCGACGCCCAACGGTGATGCGTTCCGTGCGGGCGTGCTGCTGTGGTGCGCGGCCTGGCACCAGATCCCTGCCGCCTCGCTGCCCGATGACGATGTGGAGTTGGCCAACCTGGCCGGCTACGGCCGCATGCCGATCAGCGTGCGCGAATGGAAGAAGGTGCGGGCCGAGGCCCTGTCTGGCTTCGTGAAGTGCAGCGATGGCCGTCTGTACCACCCCGTGATCGCTGAGAAGGCCGTGGCTGCGGGCGCGGCGAAGCGGCGGCACGCCTACGGAAAGTTCCTGGACCGCCTGCGGAAAGAGAACAAGGCGCGGGAGAAATCCGGCAAGCCCCTGTTCGGAATTCCAACGCCGGAGCAGTGGAATTCCGGCGCCTACCCCCACGGAATTCCACCGGAGCCCCCAGCGATTTCCGGCGGAAATCGCTCGGAAAACGGTGCGACTTCCGGCCAAGTTCCAGCGGAAAACGCTCTTAGAGGGAACAGAGAGGGAGAGGGAGAGGGAACTCTTTATTCCGTAGCTAACGCTACGGGCGGCGGCGCCGCCAAGCCGCCGGGCGAGATGACGAAGGATGAGCTGTGGCGTGCGGGCAAGTCGCTGCTGGCTCAGGCAGGCCTGCCGCCGGCTCAGTGCGGCTCGTTCGTGGGAAAGCTGGTCAAGGACTACGGCGACCAGATCGTGGTCGATGCCGTGCGTGCTGCGGTCGTGGCGCGGCCGGCGGACCCCGTGGAGTACCTGAAGGCGACTTGCATGCGGGAGAAGGGCGAGCGCGCCACCCGGGGCAACAACAAGCACAGCGCCGCCTATGCGGCCATCGTGGGGGACTGAGCAATGCAAAAAATTTCCGCGCTGGCACCGGCAGCGCTGCGCGATGGTGCGAGAGAGCCGGCGGACCAGGCCGCCGCGAACCCGGCCGTGAAGAACCTGTTCCTCGTGATGCAGGGCTGCTACGGGTCGTTGTTCCTGAGCAAGTTCGCCACAGGCGTGTTGGACGACCAGGGCCGCGACCTGGGCGTGCGCGCCGCGATGCGCGTCTGGCGCACGACGCTGGCCAAGTACACGCCCGACGTGATCGAGTCCGCTGTGACGCGCCTGACGGCAGAGCACCCGGACTATCCGCCGCACCTGCCGCAGTTTGAGGCCATGTGCAGGGCCGCCACGCCCCGCAGGACGCACGCCGAGGAGCATGGTTGGCTGGCACTGCCGGCACCCAACGCGACACCTGTGCATGTGCAGATCCAGCTGTACGGCGATGGCAAGGACTGGGCACGCCGCATCGTGGCGCGCGTGCAGGCTGGCGATCAGACGCTGACGCGCACGGCCATCCGCGCCGCGATGCAGGCCCTGGGGCTGGAGGGCTGGCCGCAATGACGCTGCTGCAGCTGCTCAAGACCGGCGCCGTGCTGCGCTACCGGCCCGGGTTCCGCTTCTACGCGGTCCAGCGCGGCCGCGAGATCTCCGTCAACCAGGTCGAGGCCGAGGCAGCCGTGCGCGCCGGCCGCGTCCGCCCTGAAAGCACCGGCCCCGATGGGTTTGGCGTGTATCACTTTTCGCTCAGGAATTCCCAATGACCCGCAGGTTTGAATTTGCCCGCGACCAGGTGCTGGCGGCCATCGAGGCCGGCCCCGTGCAGTACGCCGCCCTGGCCGGCACGATGTCTGATCCAGCCCGCGCCCAGCTGCGCGCCATCATTGATGAGCTGACGGGGCAGCGCCTTATACGGCTGATCCAGCTGGACCGCTTCCCGCACTACGTGGTCACCGACTGGGTGATGCCCGACGAGCTGCGCCTGCAGCTGATCGAGGGCAAGTGCAAGCGCACCGTGGACGGGTGCCTGGTCTGGACTGGCTATATCGACCCGCGCCGCGGCCCCATGGTGCGGTTCGGTCCGGACGGCCCACCCACGGCGGCCCGCCGCGTGGTCTGGACGATCAAGCGGGGTCCGCTGGGCCTGCAGCAGACAGTCCGTGCGGGCTGCGATGACCCGGCATGCGTAGCCTATGAGCACATGAAGCTGGGAACGCGCGCGGACAACTCCCGGGGGCGCAGCCTCACGCCGCTGACCAAGCTGCGCATTGCTCGCGCACAACAGGCAGCGCGCGGCAAGTTGACCATCGAGAAGGTACGGGCCATCCGTGCGAGCGCGGAATCGGAGACTGTGCTGGCAGAGCGTTACAGCGTGTCGAAGCCCACCATCGGCCAGATCCGCAGGAACGAAACGTGGCGTGAGGAGGGCGGCATGTTCACCGCACTGATCCCAGGGAGGGCACGGGCATGAGCGTGATCCTTGGAATGGACCCTGGAGCCAATACGGGCGTGGCCGTGTTCGTGGACGGGCAGCTGGTGGAGCTGCTGACGATCCCGCCGCACCACATCGAGCGCACGCTGGCCGCGCGCATGCCGTCGCGCGTGGTCTTCGAAGACAGCCGGCTGCAGTCGCATACCTGGACGCGCGGCAAGACCGGCGCTGCCAGCGCCAAGATGGCGCGCAATGTGGGCCAGGTGGACGCGCGCTGCGCCGACATCACGGCGCACTGCGCAGATCTGGGCATCCCTGCTCATGGCATCAGCCCGGCAGGGAAGGGCGGCAAGCTGGATGCGAAGCGCTTCGCTGCGGTCACGGGCTGGACGGGTCCGAGCAACGAGCACAGTCGCGATGCGGCCATGGTGGCCTGGCCCTACCGCCGCGCGGCAGATCTGCGGGGAGGTGGACGTGGCTGAAATTGCCCTTCACGCTCACTGGGATGGCCCCGAGCAGGCCCGGGCCAACTTCCTGCAGCGCGTGGCGCCCTGGTGCATGCAGCAGTGGGAGGCCGGCCGCCGGCTGGAGGTGTTCGTGCGCTTGCACGAGGACGCCAAGACCGACCGGCAGCGGACCTTCTATCACGACTTCGTGCTGGCCGAGATCGCGCGCCAGGTCGTCATCGACGGCCGCCGGCATTCAAAGGCCACCTGGAAGGAGCACTTCCGCGCCGAGTACCTGGGCAGCCGCGCGGTGACACACCATGACCCGATCAGCGGCGCCACGACCACCACGCAGGAGCGCATCAGCACGGAAAGCCTGGGCGTGCGCGAGTACGGCGACCTGATCGACCGCGTGATGGCCCATGCCGTTACCGACCTGGGCGTCGAGTTCCCTGCGACCTTCGAGCAATGGGAGCGGGAGCAGACCCACCCGGACACGGGCGAGGTGATTGGCGGGGTGAGCCCCTGATGCGCCGCACTGCCTTCAAGTCCGGCGGGGCAGGGTTCCGCCGGCGGGCCGCTCCTGCGTCCCCTGCCGCCCACGAGCTGGCGCGCGAGCAGCGCCTGGAGGCCCGTGCTGCCCGCGCCATGGCCGAGGCCCGGCCGCGCGCTGCCACTGTGGCGCTCATCGACCAGCACCGGGTCGTGCCCGCGCCGAAGACCGCGGCCCAGCGCAACCCGCGCCTGCGTGCCTTGGCCAAGGGCCAGCAGTGCCTGCTGCTGGTCCCCGGGATCTGCACGAACGACGCCACCACCGTCGTCTGCTGCCACAGCAATCTGTCCATACACGGGAAGGGCGAGCGCAGGAAGGCCGACGACCACTACAGCGCCTGGGGCTGTGCCGCATGCCATTTCTGGCTGGACCAGGGGCCTGCGCCTGCCGCGCGCAAGCAAGCCGCGTTCATGGCCGCGCACCTGCGCCAAGTCCTGGCATGGCGCGCGCTGGCCTACGCCCCGAACATCGATGCCCGCGACCGCGCCGCCGTGCTGTGGGCGCTGGGCCTGCTCAACGCCACGCCGATTCTGGATTTTTGAAAGAGGACTATCTTGGAAACCAAGGCCGCGAAGATGAACCGCGACGACACGCAAAAACAAGAAGGTGACCCCGCTTGAGCTGCATGGACTGGATGGCTGGCCAGCTGGAGGGCTGGCACGAGGAGGGCACGCGGCGCAACAACCCACGCCCTCAAGGCGTCATCCGCCCGGGGAGCGGCACCGACGTGCTACTGCGGTTTCTGTACCAGAGCCCGGGGCGATGGTTCTTTCATGCCGAGCTGATCATGGCCTTGGGCCGTAGCAAGGGCGAGATGGATTGGGCATTGGGCTACTTGGTAAGGGAAGGATTGGTTGAGGGTCGGCTCACGGAGCTGCCAGCGCGCAAGCCCGTGTTGCGATACCGTCTTAAGTGACACATCGCCAGTCTTCCTATTTAGTGGAGATTAGTATTGCGGAATTGTAGGTAGAGAAATATTCTAGAAATTAGAATAATTGGTTGATATTAACAAGGAGTTCTATATATGGCAAAAGGCTTTGGTGCGTTAATCGAAGAGGAAATTAATAGTGCTCGGAATCGTCTGGAGTTGGGTAGAATTGACGGTGTAGATGTTTACGAGACATTTTTGCGGCTCAACTCCTTAAAAGGAAGCTTGGAGAAAATAGGCTCTGATGGAGATGAGGAGCTATTTCGATACTTTCCTGTAGCTGCTATTGCTGCTCTTGAAGGGCACTTTAAAGCGGTAGTTGCCACGGTAGTTAACGAAGGGTCTGAGTATACTGAGCGTGGAATTGTTCTGGCAAAGGATAAACTTAAATCGGCCACAGATATTCTACCTCTACTGCATCGCCAAGCTGTCTCTATTGGGGATTTGGTGGCATATGTTATTCCTTTTAACTCAATAGGTAGTATTGAAAATGCATTCACTACCTTGCTTAACAAAGATTTTAAAGAATTGGTTGCCAAAGCAATTAATCCTTATGATGTGAGAAACAGACGTGAAAAACCTAGATTGCTAGTGCATTCCGTGAAAAATCTTTGGACTGACCTTGCGCTTGCCTTTGAACGGCGTCATATTCTTGCGCATGAAACTGCCACGAGATTTTCGTTGACGTATGAAGATGCAAAATCGGCAATTGATGCCTGCAAACTGCTCGCTGAAGCGCTTGATGCTATTTTGTGGGCAACGATTTGGAAAGAAACTCCTTTAACGCAATATGAGATGAATTGTGCGGCTTGGGAAAGTCGTAAAGCCGTTAGATGCTCTCTTGCGGCAGCGCTACGGAAGGCACTGAAGATCGCAAATTCCAAAGGTGTTAAAACTGATTTTTGTAGGATTCATTTGAAATGGAAGATTTTTAACAGGGAGTGGAGCTCTTGGGAAACCGAATTTTTCTGGATGGGTTCCATTGCCCCCATGCTTTCTGCTCGCTCACAGGAGAAGGCATTTTCTGCTAGAAAAGATGCTATTGAGAATTGGATAATGCAAATGGATTAATAGGGGCAGTCGGCTGCTTCAATACCTTTTCTTATTTTATGCTTTTGGGAAGGATGTCAACGCCTCCTCGTTTCGGAAGGATGAGCAGGGACAGAAGCAGTCGCTCCAGTAGGAACACATTGAACTGGTTAAGGGGCTGGTTCCCGCAACGCGCCCGTAGGAATGTCGCCACCTGAATCTTGCCCAGGGACCGACAACCGTAGGCCCGCTGTTGGCTCACTATGAAAGCTCTGAAGAAACAGGAGCAAAGAATGGCGATTTCGGAAAAGATTCAGGACCTGCGCAAGTGGGATGACTCTCGCAAGGGGTTCATGGGTGAGCATTGGCTGGTGCTCGGTGCGGGCCTATTGGCTCTGCGCCACGCCCGGCGGACGGAAAGTGGCATGGGCCGCCTTGTGAGTGGTGCTCTGGGTACTGCACTCATCGCGCGGGCTGCAACAGGCCGCGACGGTGTGCAGGGAACGGCAGAGCGCTTGGCAGCCAAGCCCACGCTGGCCGAGCGCCTGCAGATAGCCGCGCGCCGCCTGTAGACAGGCAGACGAAGAAAAGGCCCGCGGTTGCGGGCCTTACTTTTTCAGGTCAGGGCTGCATCAACGCTGACGACGCATGCGGCGCAGGCCGAACAATGCCAGCAGGGTCGACATCAAGATGACGCCCCATTCGCTGAGCGTCGGAATGGCTGCAGCGCCGCCGGCTGGAGCTGCTGCCAGCACGGGCACGAGCGGATCGGCGATCACGCCCACAGCAGGGTTGGTGTCACCAGGGCCGTTGTCCGTGATGGTGTAGGTCACGGTAGTGCGCGCGCCGTTGACGACGACATTCAAGGGGGTAGCAGGATCAAACCAGCCGCCGACACCGTCGGGCTTGCGGAACTGCACGCCTTGGGGAAGAGCGCTGGGGTACGTGAGTGTCATCGTCAAGGGAGCCGTGCAGTTTTCAGCGCTGAACGCAAATTGGCCGTTCGGGGCCTGCAAGCCGGGCGGTGTGGATGCTGCGGGGCCGAAGCCGCCGCCAGTTTGCAGCGTGCAGGTGGGACCGCCGCCGGACATCGTGGCAGTCGGAGTGCCGGCCATGCCGGGCACACTGCCGGGGGCACTCGCCAGTTCCAGTTTGCGCGGGGTGGCTTGTACGGCAGGGGAGGGCGTGCCGGTCGTTCCGTTGGTTGCCGCGATGGAGAAGTTGTAGACGAAGCCATTGGTCAGGCCGGCCACGACCATGGGTGATGTCGTTCCTTGCTGAGTGACTACACCAGGCGCGCCCACGGGAGTCGCGGTCACGATATACCCGGTGATGGGGGTGCCACCGTTGGATGCAGGGGGGGTGAAGGTAACGGTGGCCTGGCCGTCACCTGCAGTGACATTGCTGATCGCGGGAGTTCCAGGTGCTGTTGCATTCACCGTGAAGGTCTGAGACACCTGAGGTGCTGGCGCGTAGCTTCCGTCGCCACCTTGGTTCGCATTGATAGTGCAGGAGCCAGGGGCCACGAATGCCAGTGCGCCGCCAGTGGAGGTGGTGCAGACATTTATGGTGGAAGATGTGAAGGTCACCGGCAGGTTGGAACTGGCCGTTGCGGTCAGTGTTGGCGTTGTGCCGAAGGTCTGGGCACCGGGGTTTGAGAATGTGATGGTTTGGGCTTGCTGACCATTCACGAGGACCCCGGAGGTTGCTCCTACATTTGCCAAGGTCAGCACAGCATTGGTGCCACCGCTCGTCATCGTGCTCCCATTGAGAGCGATGGACGATCCCAGCGTTACGCCATCTGCGTCAACATCTCCTGGCTGCACGGTGTATGTAAAGGTCAGCGTAGAAGTGTTGCTGCCGCTGACGAAGTTCGCTTGCCTGGAGGTCGCACCAATCGTCAAGGGGATGGAGGGCGGGCCCCCAGCTGTGACCGTGACGGGGGCGTTGTAGATGACATTGAACTGCAGGCTCTGCCCAGCGGTGTAGGTTCCGTTGGCAGGGACGCTGACTGACTGCACCGAGGGGGCGGAAGCGGTCAGGGTGTAGTTCAGCGTCGTTTGGCAGGAGTTGGCGTCTGTGATTGTTACCCAGTATGGGCCGGGAGAGAGACCGGTAGCTGTAGCCGCTGTGCCTCCAGATGGTGCCCAGGAATACGTGTAGCCAGGGGTGCCTCCGGTAGGCACGACGGTCGCGCTGCCGTTGCTGCCTCCTCCAACCGGATTCACCTGAGACTGAGTACCTGAGAGAATCGCCGCAGGTCCTCCGACAGTCGTAGTCGCCGTTCCCTGCAGGGTGTTCGAGTCTGTCACCGTGACTGTATATGTGCCTTGCTGCAACCCAGATGCAGTGGCATTTGTGCCGCCAGAAGGTGCCCACGAGTAGTAGTAGGGCGATGTGCCGTTCTGGATGTTGAAAGCGGTAGCGGTGCCGTTGCTTCCCCCATAGCACGAGACGTCGGTATGGGACGCAGACACCGTCAGCGACTGAGCGCCGGCAGTGCCTACATACGCGGCAAGTGCAACGACGCTGCTCAGCGCCAAGCCGCGGAAAATTCCGGAAGACATATTGATCCCCTTATTTATAGCAATCGACTCGCTCCCTGTAAGCGCTGGATGCCGAATCGACCTTCGACTGCCGAATGCAGCGGGAATTGTAGAAATTTGTGTCTTTTGTGTCCATAACTGAAACTTGGTGGCCGCTTGATGTAGGCGCAGCTGCGATGCAGATGCCGTTCCAAGCCTGCCAGCGTCGGAGGGATGAGCAAGGAACAGAAGCAAGCGCCGCAGTGGGAGCGCATCGAGCTGGACTACAGGGCGGGCATCAAGAGCCTTCGGCAGATCGCAGCAGAGCAGGGCATCAGCGAGGGGGCTATCCGCAAGCGTGCGAAGCGTGACGACTGGAGCCGGGACCTGTCGGAGCGCATCCAGGAGAAGGCAGAGCAGCTGGTACGCAAGGAGGCGGTACGCAACGAGGTACGCGCGGAGCGTACTGCGTCCGAGCGTGAGGTGGTGGATGCGAATGCGCACGCTGTGGCCACCATCCGGCTGGCGCACAGGCGGGACATCCAGAGGGCGCGCAAGATCACCAACGCGCTGCTGGATGAACTGGAGCAGATGGCGGACGCGGACACGGTGGCCTACCTGCAGGAGCTGGGCGAGATGCTGCGTTCGCCCGACGACAACGGCATGGACAAGCTGAACGACCTGTACCAGAAGGTCATCAGCCTGCCGGAGCGCTCCAAGACGATGAAGGTGCTGGCCGAGAGCCTGCGCATCGTGGTGGACATGGAGCGCCAGGCCTTCGGCATGAACGACAAGGACGCGGGCAAGGGGCCGAACGGCGGCGGCAACGTGGGCCACTTCGAGCTGCACTTCGTGGATGCGCCTGAGCGTGAGCACGATCCACGGGACGGGGAAGGTGCATGAACCTGCTGTCCGCCAGCCTGCAGGCCGCGCATCTAGCCGATGAGGAGCCGGACTTTGCCGAGGACTACGAGGTAGACCGCTCGCGCGTCCGTGTCGAGTTCCCCTCGAAGCTGCGCGGCCTGTTCCAGCCTAAGCGCTTCAAGGTCATGTATGGCGGGCGCGGCGGGGCCAAGTCCTGGTCTGTGGCCATGGCCTTGCTGGTGATGGGCAGCAACCGCCCCCTGCGTATCCTGTGTGCGCGCGAGATCCAGAAGTCCATGCGGGACTCGGTGCACCGCCTGCTGTCCGACCAGATTGCGGCCCTGGGCCTGGGCGGCTTCTACGAGGTGCTGGACACGGAGATCCGCGGCGCCAATGGCACCCTGATTCTGTTCGCTGGCCTGCAGAGCCATACGGTTGACTCGATCAAGTCGTATGAGGCCATCGACATCGTGTGGGTGGAAGAGGCCCAGAGCGTCAGCGCGCGGTCTTGGGAGGTGCTGGTGCCCACGATCCGCCGGCCTGGCTCGGAAATCTGGCTCACGCTCAACCCTGACTTGGCCACGGACGCCACCTATGCCCGGTTCATCGAGGCGGCCGACAGCGACACCTGGCTGTGCGAAATCAACTGGCGGGACAACCCCTGGTTCCCGGAGGTGCTGGAGAAGGAGCGCCGCCGGCACTTCAAGCGCGACCCGGACACCTACTGGAACGTCTGGGAGGGCCGCCCGAAGCGCACGCTGGCCGGCGCAATCTACGCGAAGGAGGTGGAGCGCCTGTACAACGACGACCGCGTGTGCCTGGTGCCCTACAACCCCAAGCTGCCCGTGCACACGGTCTGGGACCTGGGCTGGGCCGACAACATGGCCATCGCGTTCGTGCAGCGCACAGCCATGGATTTCCGCGTCATCAACTTCATGCAGGACAACCAGAAGACGCTGGAGTGGTACGTGGAGCAGATGGAGAAGCTGCCCTACCGCTGGGGCACGGACTTCCTGCCGCACGACGGTGCCCACGGCGACTTCAAGACCGGGCAGACGGCCCAGCAGATCCTGGAGGACATGGGCCGCGAGGTCGAGGTGCTGGAGCGCGCGGGCCTGGAGTCGGGCATCCGCCTGGCGCGCGGCATCTTCTCCTCGGCCTACATTGATGCCCAGCGCTGCGCCAAGCTGCTGGACTGCCTGAGCCGGTATAAGCGCCAGATTGACCCGCGCACGAATGAGCCTGGACCACCGCTGCACGACGATGCCAGCCACGGCGCCGACGTGTGGCGCTACATCAACATGGCCCTACCGCTGATGGACAACGACACCCAGGGCGCAAAGCCCAGGAAGCCGCGCGGAGGCGGCATGGCGCGGTGATCCCGTACCAAGCCTGCCACTTTCGCGGGCATGCCTGCATGTATCGACCTGCGCAAAGCGCACCTTCACCGCCAGCATGGGGACCTGCTGGCCGTCTACACCTGGATCAACGCCGAGCGCGCGCTGGTCCTGATTCCGGCCTACCGCCCAAAATCACCCTGGTACGTGGTGATGGAGAGCGCGGCCTATCTCTACGATGACCCGGCCTACCTGGCCCGCGCCTGCGTCAAGGCCTGCGAGGTGCTGGGCATCGAGCCCAACCGGCCGAACTGGGTGCGCGTGGCCACCATCGTCAACGAAGGCCTGCCCGACCTGGTGAGCATGCCCAGCGAGCCCGCGTGGCAGCGTGCGGGCAAGGAGTTCGGCACCCTGGTGGTCAAGTCCGATGGCAAGGAAATCGCGGCCGAGGCCCTGACCATCCCGGACCTGGGGGCCGAATATGTCCCAGCTTGAGGCCCGCTTCAACCGCCGCGCGGGCGTGGGCGAGCGCATCCTGAACGACATGCCGCTGGAGTTCGACGCCGACGAGGAGGCGCCGCCGCACCCGCTGGACCAGCCCGAGGCCCGCAAGACCCTGCGCAAGCTCCTGAGCTGGTACTACCGCGAGCGCGAGATCCAGGCCGAGAACCGCCTGCAGATGTCCATCGACGCCGACTACTACGACGGCGACCAGTGGGACCCGGCCGACGCGGCCACGCTGGAGGAGCGCGGCCAGGTGCCCCTGGTGTTCAACGAGGTGGCCGTGATGTGCGACTGGCTCATTGGCACGGAGCGCCGCGGCCGCGTGGACTGGAGCGTGCTGCCGCGCGCCGAGGACGACGTGCAGCTGGCCGACGTGAAGACCAAGGTGCTCAAGTACGTCAGCGACGTGAACCGCACCACCTTCAACCGCTCGCGCGCCTTCGAGGACGCCGTGAAGGTGGGCGTGGGCTGGGTGGACTCCGGGGTGCGCAACGACCCCACCAAGGACATCATCTATGACAAGTACGAGGACTGGCGCAATGTGCTCCCGGACTCGATGGCCATGGAGCCGGACCTGAGTGATGCGCGCTACCTGTTCCGCACGCGCTGGGCGGACGAAGACGTGGCCATCACCATGTACCCGCAGCGCCGCGACGTGCTGGAGCGGGCCGTGCTGCGCGAGGAGGAGTTCAGCGCCCAGCAGTGGGCCGAGGACGAATTCTTCTTCCAGGGCCATACCAGTGAGCGCCATGTCAGCGGCACCAGCGGCAGCTACCTGGCCGGCGGGCGCGGCAACATCGACAGCGAGGCGCGGCGCCGCGTGCGCCTGATCGAGTGCCAGTTCCGCATGCCGGCGTCCGTTCAGGTGGTGACCAGCGGCCCCTTCAAGGGCTCGTTCGTGGAGCCCTGGGACCATGCGCTGCGCGCCGTGGTGGGCGCTCATGGCGGCTCCATCGTGGAGCGTGTCGCCATGCGCATGCACGTTGCGGTCTTCACCGAGGGCCATCTGCTGGCCCTGGGCCCAACGCCCATGCGTCACAACAGTTTCAGCCTGACGCCCATCTGGTGCTACCGGCGCGGCCGCGACCGCATGCCCTACGGCGTGGTGCGCCGCGTGCGCGACCTGCAGATGGATCTGAACAAGCGGGCCAGCAAGGCCCTGTTCCTGCTGTCCACGAACCAGATCTTTGCGGAGAAGGGCGCCTTCGATGACATCAACGAAGCGCGCGAGGAGGTCAACCAGCCGGACGGCGTGGTGATCTACAAGGCCGGCAAGAAGTTCGAGGTCCACCGTGACAGCGAGATGGCCGCCGGCCAGGTGCAGATGATGACGCTGGACGGCCAGGCCATCCAGAAGTCCGCGGGCATCAGCGACGAGAACCTGGGCCGGCGCACCAACGCTGTCAGCGGCCGCGCGATCGAGGCCCGCCAGCTGCAGGGCTCGGTCGTGACCACGCAGCCCTTCGACAACCTGCGCTTCGCTGTGCAGATCCAGGGCGAGAAGCTGCTGAGCCTGGTGGAACAGTGGTACACGGAGGAGAAGGTGATCCGCCTGTCCGGCCACAAGGGCCGGCTGGACTGGGTGAAGGTCAACCAGCCCGAGGTCCAGCCAGACGGGAGCGTGCGCTACCTGAACGACATCACGTCCAGCATGGCCGACTTCGTGGTGTCCGAGCAGGACTATTCGGGCACGCTGCGCCAGGTCATGTTCGAGAGCCTGAACCAGCTGGCGGGCCGGCTGCCGCCCGAGGTGGCCATCCGCATCATGACGCTGGCCATGGAGTATTCGGACCTACCGAATAACGACCTGGTGGCGGACGAACTGCGCAAGCTCACCGGCGAGCGCGACCCCAACAAGCCCCTCACGCCCGAGGAGCAGCAGCAGGTCCAGCAGCAGATGCAGGCCCAGGCCGAGGCCCTGCAGATGCAGCAGGAGAGCGCGCGCCAGGCGCTGGCCGAGCAGCAGGCCAAGGTCCGGGAAATCAACGCCCGCGCCGAGAAGCTGGAAGCCGAGGCCGAGCAGCTGCGCGCCGCCGGCGGCAACCCGGCGCTGGCCCAGCAGATGGAGGGCGTGGCCGCCACCGTGCGCCGCGACGCCGACATGGAGCTGGACGAGCTGCGCCGCAAGCTGGCCAAGACCCAGGCCGACCTGGCCAACAAGACGCTGCAGATCAAGGGCGACCAGGACGTGCGCCTGCAGGTGGCGCACATCGAGGCCGATTCGCGCGAGCGCGTCGCCCAGATCCAAGCCCAGAGCCGCCAAACGCTCGACGCCATGTCGGGCCGGCTGAACCAATTCGACAACAAGGACTGATATGGATCGAGAAACCATCGTGCGCACGGCGGCCGTGGAGGGTGCCAAGGCCGCGCCGCCGGTCACCGTGGTGGCCACCAACGTCGCCAACGGCTGGACCATGACCCACACGGCCACGGCCCTGACCATCCTCTACGTGGTGCTGCAGGTCATCTACCTGCTGTGGCGCTGGAGCAATGAGCGCGAGGACCGCCGGGCGCGCCAGGCGCAGGAGCTGGCAGCAGCATGCGAGGCGCGGTCGTGAGCGGGGGCCGAGTGCCTGCCGCAGGCCTGGGCATCGGCGCCGCCATCCTGGCCTCCTGGATCGCGGCCGAAGGATTCAGCGCAGCGCCCATCATCCCGGTGCGCGGCGATGTGCCCACCATTGGCCATGGCGCCACGCGCTATGAGGACGGCACGCGCGTGACCATGGCAGATCCGCCCATCACACGCGAACGGGCGCGCGACCTGGCTGCCAACCTGCTGGACCAGGAGTACGGCGCCTGCGTGAGGGCCTCGCTGGGCGACACGCTGGTGCACCCGGCCGAGTTCGCCCAGGCCGTGGAATTCGCGGGCCAGTACGGCTGCAGCGCCTGGCGCGGCTCCTCGATGCTGTCGCGCACGCGGGCCGGCGACTATTCCGGCGCCTGCCAAGCCTACCTTGCCTATCGCTTCATGACCAGCACTCAGCCCCTGCAGGGCTACGCTGCCTACCAGTGGGGCGCGGGCGGTCAGCCCACCCGGTGGCGTTTCGACTGCTCGGCGCCGGGCAACAAGGTTTGCCGTGGTGTCTGGACCCGCCAGCAGGCGCGGCACGCGGCGTGCATGAGTGCGCAGCAATGAGCGTGCGCGCCATCACCCATCTGGCCGCCGCCGGCTTGGCCGCGTTCTTGACCTGGAGCTACCAAGGCGCGCGCCTGGGCGCCGACCTGGCCGAGGCCCGCGCCAACGCCACCAGTGAAAAGCTGGCTGTCAGCACAGCCCAGCGCGCGGCCGACGCCCGAGTGCGCCGCGCAGAGCAGTCCATCAACACCAACTACCAGGAGGCGCTGAATGCCGCCCGAACCCGCGAGGCGCTGCTGCGCCGTGATCTTGACCAGCTGCGCACTGTCTCTGACAGCCTGCGCGAGCAATCCGCAGATGCTGCTCACCGACTTGCCAGTGCTCCCCCCGCCGCCGTCCTTGAGTACGCCACTGCCGTCAACGCCGTATACGACGACTGCCGCGCAGCGTATGGCGACATGGCAGCAAAGGCTTCAGAGCACGCAGCTGATGTGGAAACATTCCAAAGGGCTTGGCCAATAATATCTGCTTATGCAGCTAAACATTAGGTACGCTTCATAAATTAAATAAGGTTTTTTAATGAAAATATAAATAGCTGCAGTTGCGATAGTATTAAGTGAATGATAGAAGGCTGATGATTACTGATATCATCAGCTCTTCTAAATGCCCTAAGCCATTCTAGGCTATGTCCACTAGGTGGCCTCCCCAGTCATCGGATGATATTTGATAAATAGGCGCAGTTCTTTCTGAAAGTTGATTGTGGTATTTTTGTAGATGCGGAGGGGACAAGAAATATGTGTTGCTAATTTTTTCGGCCTCTGCAGCATCTCTGTAAAACAAGCGTACTGCACGAGTATGGACGTTGAAATTTTTTGTGCTGAATAGTGCATCTTGAAAGCCGCCAGAAAAAAAGCTGGCGAGAATTCTTTCGTCCACTACAGGAACTCCGTCCCAGGGAATACCAGCGTGCGCTACAGTGCTTACGGCCACAATTGGTAGAATTGAGAAATCAGGCTGCAAGTCCCAGTCATACTGTTTCATAATATTCATAAACTCGCTCTTATTTTTATTTACTAAATCTACCCTAAATCTGGCTTGCTCTATTGCGTGCTCAATGGCTGCGCGATGAGTTCCTGTGCCTGTAGAGTCTGTTGGCTCAAGTATGCATTTGGCTTCCACTACAAATATCGTCGAGCCAATGCAGAATATTGCGTCAATCTGGGCTGAGGAGCCATCCTTGAATCTGAGGGTGAAATCTTCTGTTACAGATTTCGATTTTTTAGAAAGAATAAAAGAGGAGGATATAGATTTTGAAATAAAATTTCGCAAGTGAGCTTCAAATGGCCCCCCCCGCTCATCCAGCTTAACCTTAAGTTGCGCCATCCATCGCTCGAGCACATAGTTTAGGTTTGATGGTGCGGCGACGGCTCCGAAAATTGGATAAATCTTACTGGAGGAATCTGCGCGAACTAGAGGTTGTGTCCAGAACTCTTGCTTTTCGATTCCTTGGTAGGTCAGAAATTCAACTATCGCTTGTGCCTGTGGCTCAGTTGCATCTGTAGCCTCATGTATCGCTGACACAAGAGCGTCGGCTGTGAAGAATGGAATGTATTTCGTCATGTCACTAACCCCCTTTGGGGTATTAGCTGATTTCGATTTACGTTGATATGATGATGTTTCCCACAATTTTCTCGCCGCACCTGTCACAACCATCCATGCATCGAGTAGCTGCGTTAGAGACGCACCGGCGAGCGAAGCATGGCTATCATTGAGAATAGATTCAAAATATGGAGGGCAGGCCATTTTTCGAGTAGCCGTTAGCATAGCTTGACTGATTGGGTCAATGCTTTTTTCACTGAACTCTATTTTCTGTTCTTCTCCCTTCGTTTTAATAGAGCTTATTTCCTTGATCTTGGAAGTATTGTTTATATTTTTTTTGGAGCTAATTTCCTCAAGTGCCGATATGGTTCCTTCAACATTAAGTGCGAGCTTTCTGGCCCTGGAGCTAATGACTCCTCGCTTTGTATTTATGTCTGAAGGCTTGGCGATAATATTTCCATTTTCTACAATTATCGAGTATTGGTTCCATACACAGTCTTCCCAAAGGCTCTCCGCTTGGCGATACAAGATGCCAAAATTCGTTTCATTAATAACGTCCTGCCAATTAACGTCATTGAATGTGCATTCTGGTAAAATTGATTTATCACGAATGGCGGATGCTATTGGTAGTGAAATTCCATCTAGCAGACCACCTAGTACTGAATTTGCATCATTGCTAATTCCATCTGCCATTTTAATTTGAACATTTGCTATTTCGTGTATAGGCAGTTTGCCGCGGTATTCTGGATTGTTGAGTAACTTCGGGGTTTGGGATTTTAGCTGTATCTCCATAGCCTCATACTGATGATTCGCTGCAGAGATTAATGCTTTAATTCGAGTATGTTTGTCCAGCTTTGGTAACGTAGATTGCGACAGCGTTTTTCTAATTTCTTTAAGTTTCGTATAAATGTATTTTCCGGAATTGTATAGTGCTAAATCTACTGCATCGCCAGAAGAGAAATCTTTATAAGCAGTTTCCCATTTATCCAGGGTAAAGGTGCTTTTTCTAGGGCCAGTAACTTTGCCATGCCTAACTTTGTATGCAAATGTTCCCATTATATTCCCGCAAGAAATTGATCAAAGTGCCGTTTGCTTTAGCTTTAATTCAAGAATGTTACCAAAGGTAATTGTGATGTTGCCATAGGAATGAGTTGTTGTCCATATGCTCTTTGACTCTCGACATCAGTTTTGCATTGAGTCGTCATGCTTATAATAAGCTTGCTATCTATTTTCTTCATTGACTCAATTGAGTCATTATTTGACGCTTTTCTCGTGTGTAAGCGCTGACGCATGCGGCCTTGCGTAATGCGCATGCTTCGTACCAAGCCTGCCACCCTGCCGTGATCCAAACCACGAAAGGACGCACACATGAGCTTGAACGACGACCACCTGCGCCTCCTGTCCGACGCCGAGCGCGAGGCCATGGAAGCCGACGACAACGACTACGACCCCGAGGAAGACAACGCTGCAGCGCTGGCGGCGCTGGGCCGTGGTGCGCTCGATGCAGACCACGAGGACGACGACGACCAGGACGACGCTGGCAAGGGCAAGGCGGAACCCAGCACGCCCACCGACCCAACGGACACAGCTGCAACGTCGGCTGCAGCACCTGCTGGTGATCCCGCAGAACCCACGGATGCCACGCATCCGACCGACGCGCCCGCTCCGAATCCGCAGGCTGCCCCGCAGGCCGGCGGCTACCGCGCGGAACTGCCCGCCGACTACGACGCCCAGGTGAAGGCCAACAAGGACGCCGTGGCCGCCGCCCGCGCCAAATTCAACGAGGGCGAGCTGGAGCAGGCCGAGCTGGACGCGGAGCTGGACCGTCTGCAGGACGAGCGCGACCTGCTGCGCGACATGAAGACGCGCGCCACGGTGTCGGCCGAGATGCAGCAGCAGTCCGCCCATCAGGCCTGGACCGCCACCATCAACGGCTTCTTCGAGGAAGCGGCCCAGAGCGCAGAGCTGGGCATCGTGGACTACCGCAAGGACGCGGCCAAGCAGGCGGATCTGGACGCCATGGTGCGCGCGCTGGGCGCGGCGCCCGGCAATGAGCACAAGCCCATGCGCTGGTTCCTGGAAGAGGGGCACCGCCGCGTGGTGGCTCTGCATGGTATTGCCACGACCAAGAAGCCGGCGGACGTGCGACGCAAGCCTGACGCCTCGGCGGTGGTCACCAATCTGGCCGACGTACCCGGCGGCGCGGGCGATGCCGACCCCGTGAGCGACGAGTTCGCCGAACTGGACAAGCTCACCGGCCTGGACTACGAGCGCGCGCTGGCCCGCCTGTCCGAAGAAAAGCGTGCGCAGTTCCTGCGCTCGGTGTGAAGGGCTCCATGGCACAGGCTGCAGCATCGACGCCCGGCGTGCGCCGCATCTTCATCGAGTTGCGCACGGGGGATGTGCTGGAGGTGGGTGGCGTCCGCATCCAGCTGGAATACAAGAAGGGGCAGGCCGCGCGCATGGTGATCGCAGCGGCCCCGGAAACCTGCGTTCGCAAGATTACGGCGGCCTCGCGGCCCGTACCAAGCCTGCCATCTTGAGGGCTGAACCATTTTTCAACCGGGGCGCTGGAGTGCTCGCTACCACACAGGAGCACTCCTATGGGCAAAACAGTGGTGGGCGTGAACAGCCCCCGCGCGGTCAAGCGCTTTTCCGGCGACCTGGCTCTCGATGTCTCTCAAGCCTCGTACTTCGGCAAGCGCTTCGCGGCCGTGGGCCAGGGCGCCAAGACGCCAATCCAACTGCTGACGGATCTGGAATCCGAGGCGGGTGACCTGGTCAGCTATGACCTGCTGGCCGAGCTGCGCATGGCGCCCGTCGAGGGCGACGATGTGCTGGAGGGCAAGGAAGAAGGGCAGCGTTTTTATACCGATGAGCTGTACATCGATCAGGCGCGCGGCGGCGTCAACACCGGTGGCCGCATGTCGCGCAAGCGCACGCTGCACGATCTGCGCATGCGCGCCAAGCAGCAGCAGGCCAACTGGTGGGGCCGCTTCCAGGACGAACTGACATTCACCTACCTTTCGGGCTCGCGCGGCGTCAATGCCAACTTCATCCTGCCGCTGGGCTACCAGGGCCGTGCCAAGAACCCGCTGACGGCGCCCACGCCCAACCAGCACCTGTTCGGCGGCGATGCCACGGCGGTGGCCAACCTGGATGCCACCGACAAGATGTCGCTGGCCGTGGTGGACCGTGCCCGCGTGCGCGCAGACAGCCAAGGCGGCGGCGCCACCAACATCCCCGTCATGCAGCCCTGCGTGGTCGATGGCGAGGAAGTGTTCGTCATGGTCATGCACACCTTCCAGGAAGACGACCTGCGCAAGGAAACCGGCACGGGCGGCTGGCTGGAACTGCAAAAGGCTGCAGCCGCTGCGGTGGGCTTCAAGTCGCCGCTGTTCAAGAGCGCGCTGGGCATGTACCGCAACGTGGTGCTGCACTCGCACCGCAACGTGATTCGCCACAACACCCACGGCGCCACGGGCGACCTGGAAACGGCGCGCGCGCTGTTCATGGGCGCGCAGGCGGGCGTGATGGCCTTCGGCTCGCCGGGCACGGGCATGCGCTACGGCTGGCATGAGGAAACCCGCGACAACGGCAACCAGGTCGTGATCACCACTTCGTCCATCTTCGGCGTCAAGAAGTCGGTCTTCGAGATCGAGGGCGAGAAGCAGGACCACGGCGTCTACGGCATCGACACGGCCGCTGCGTCGCGCTGATCCCCACCGAACGAAAGGAGTCATTCATGGCTTTCAAGCAACTCAGTGCCGTGGCCGCAGGCCATCAGGCCCCCATCACCCCCGGCGGCTCCGAGCTGGTGCGCTCGCGCTTCGGCCAGCCCCTGGCAGTGGCAGACCACGCAGTGGGTACCCGTGGCGTCATCGGCATCCTGCCCGCCGGCATGCTGCCCGTGTCGCTGTACATCCGAGTGCCTGCTGCCCTGGGCGCGGGCTTCAAGGCTTCCATTGGCCTGGCGGATGCGGCCGGCGACATCAGCACAGCGGCCGACGACGGCGGCGGCGCCTGGGTGACGGACAACGATGTGGGTGCAGCCGGTGGTTACGCGCACCTCGTGCCAGCGGCCTTCGCCAAACTCGCAACCAAGGATGAAGACCGACGCATCATCCTCAAGGTTTCGGGCGCAGGCACCGCTGCCGGCCTGTTCACGCTGGACCTGATCTACACGAACGCCTGACAGCGCGCTCATGTGTGCGCCCCCGCAAGGGGCTTTCCCCGGTGGCATCGGCCGCCGGGGCTTTTTGAACCCGGGAGAACCATCACCATGAAGCTGTTCACTTCGCTGCCCGCACGCAAGGACGGAACCCTGATCGTACGCCTCAAGGGCGCCACCTATATTTTCGAGGGCAAGCCGCTGGCCTGCGAGGTCGAGAACGAGGCTCATGCCGAACACCTGCGCACTGGCAACTTCCAGACCGAGGAGGAGTTCGACGCCGAGCAGAAATTCCAGCGCCTGGCCGCCGAGCGCGAAGCCCGCCGCGCGGCCCTGGAC